GATAATTTTGATTCTAATACAGCTACATTGTGATATTTTTGCTACAAGACAGATAAAAATATTGTATATAAAGTAAAAGAAAACAAAAATGGAGGAAAGAGAGCTATTAAAAAAGACGAAAATTTTAATCCTCCAAAAACAGAAATAGCAAAATTTGTAAAAAGATCAAAACGAATTGATGTTTGGTATGAAGGAGTTCTTGTTTTGGGTACAAATCAAATACTTAAGTGGGATTTGATGAAGAATATGGTTCGACCAAAATCAGGAATTCAGAAAGTTTTACCACCATATATTGTTAGTGCACCAAAGATGTATAGAGGTCAGATAGATTCTTTAGTTAAAAGAATGATTCCTTTTGCTGATCAGATACAATTGACACATTTAAAACTTCAGCAAGTTATATCTAAAATGATTCCCGATGGTGTTTATCTAGACTTAGATGGCATTGCAAGTGTTGATTTAGGAAATGGAGCTATGTACAATCCTAATGAAGCTTTGAATATGTATTTCCAAACAGGAAGTGTAGTTGGTAGAAGTTTTACAGAAGAAGGAGAGTTTAATAATGCGAAGATACCTGTACAAGAATTAAATGGATCAGGATCAAACGCAAAAATATCTTCTTTAGTAGGTATGTATAACCATTATATTGCAATGATACGAGATGTGACTGGTATCAACGAGGCTCGAGATGGGTCAATGCCTGATGCCAAAACTTTAGTGGGCGTTCAAAAACTTGCTGCTTTGAATTCAAACACAGCAACCAGACACGTGTTGGATTCTGGATTAAGGCTTACAAAACGATTGATCGATTCATTATCGTATCGTTTTTCTGATATGCTGGAGTATAGTGATATGAGAGAATCTCTTATGAATATGATTGGGTCAAAATCAGTAGAAATTATAGATGACATCAAAGACGCTCATTTGCATGACTTTGGTATTGAAATAGAGTTACATCCTGACGAAGAAGAAAGAAACATGCTTGAGCAAAGCATACAACTTGCTCTTCAAAATCAAATGATTGATTTAGATGATGCTATTGACATCAGAAACATTAGAAATTTAAAACTAGCTAATGCTCTATTAAAAGTTAGAAAAAACAAGAAAGAGGTAGATGATTTAAAGAAGAAGGAAGCAAATATAAAAATGCAAACAGAATCTAATATCGAGTCATCTAACGCTGCATCAACAAATCAAATTAAAGAAATGCAATTCAAAATGCAGTCTGAATTAGAGTTTGAAAAACAAAAAGCCATGCTTGAAATAGAAAAGATGCAGAAGAAAGCAGAGCTAGATATGATGTTGCAAAAACAAAAGCTTGAGTATGAAATGATGACAAAACAATCGGAATTTTCACAGTTATCAGGCAGAGAAAAACAACGAGAGGATCGAAAAGATCAACGTGTAGATAAGCAGAGTGAGAATCAATCGAAACTTATACAACAAAGAAAAAACAATCAACCAGCACAAGAATTTGAAAATAATACACAAGGAATAGTAGATCAATTGCTTAGCTAAAGTGTATTTAAAAAAGCTATATTTTTGTGCTATAATTTAATTTAATCAAATGGCGGATATTAAAGTACGTTCTCTGGAGGAAGACGCACCAGAGGTGAAGATTACGTCTGAAACTCCTCAGAAAGAGGAGACACAGGTCGAAGAAAAAAAAGAGGAAACTGTAGAGGGAACTCAACAGGAGCCACAAGAAGAGCAGGCAGAGGAAGCGAAAGCTGAATCGCCCGCTGTTGAAGAAGAGGTTCAGCATGAACCTGAAGAAGTTCTTTCAAATACTGAAGAAAAAAATATCGAGCTTCCAGAAGATGTCAAAGCCTTCATGAAATTCAATGAAGAAACTGGGCGTGGGATGGACGATTATGTAAGGCTGAATGTTAATTATGACGAAATGGATCAGGCAGATTTATTACGTCAATACGTGAAGCAAGAAAAGCCGCATTTCGACGACGACGATGTCTCGTATTACATAGAAAGTAATTACGTAGCTTCAGAAGACGACGATGATAATGTAGCTAGAAAGAAAAAGCTCGATTTAAAAGAGACTATATATAAAGCGAAAGAGCATTTTAATAAGCTGAAGGAGGATTACTACAGCCCTGTTGAGTCAACGGGAAAAGTACCAGAAGATTATGAAAAAGCTTTTAGTTTTTATAGTGATTATAAGAAGAAACAGGATAAGCAGGAGATTTTATCTCAAAAGAGAGGCCAACATTTTCTTGAGCAGACCAACAAACTGTACGATCAGATCGAAGGTTTCGAGTTTGATTTAGGTGACAGCAAACAAGTTTATAAGATAAACGACAAGGAAAGCGCAAAGAAGCAAACAGCTAGTCTTAATGAGTTCGTCGGAAAATTTCTAGATAAAGACGGATATATAAAAGATACTGCGGGTTATCATCGTTCAATGACAATAGCCGCTCAACCTGATCAGTTTGCCAAGTACTTTTATGAGCTTGGAAAAGCCACTGCCGTTGATGGAATTGTGAAAGAAACAAAAAACATCGACATGACAGTTAAGTCAAATACAGGGCAAACAGAGGATGGTAGAACAAGGTTTAGATCAGTGGACAGTGGTTCTGGTTCTTCGTTGAAAATTAGAAAACGAAACTAAAACTTTTTAAAAATTATTTATTATGAGTGTAACAATGTCACCTACTCCTGCTGGAGTACCGATCACGCCTGCCCCGACTAAGGCAACGTTATCAACTAATTACATCACAGACTTTGATTTTTTAAATCAATATCTACCTGATGTTTACGAACAAGAATTTGAGCGTTATGGAAACCGTTCTATTGCATCTTTTATGAGATTGGTAGGTGCGGAAATTCCTTCTAACTCTGACTTAATTAAGTGGTCTGAGCAAGGTCGTTTACACACTATCGTTAAAAGTGCTACACGTTCTGGAGAAGTAATTACTTCTAACTCACACCCTTTCAGATTACAACAAACAGTTATCATTTCTGATGGAACAAACACAGCAAAAGCTTTAATTACTGCTGTGAATGCAAACGGAAACGCATTTACTGTATCTGCTTATGGTGCTGCTAACCTTAGTGCTGCTGGACTTACAGGAACATCTGGATTAACTGTTTTTGTATATGGTTCAGAATTCAAGAAAGGAACTGGAGGAATGGAAGGTAGCCTTGAGGCTAACATCGATATCTTCGAAAACAACCCAATCATCATTAAGGACAAGTATGAAGTTGCTGGTTCTGACATGGCTCAAGTGGGTTGGATTGAAGTTACTAGTGAAAACGGAGCTACAGGATATCTTTGGTATCTAAAATCAGAGCATGAAACACGTTTAAGATTTGAGGACTACCTAGAAACTGCAATGGTTGAAGGTGAGCCTGCTGCAAGTGGATCTGCTGCTGCAACTGCTGGATACAAAGGAACAAAAGGTTTATTCCATGAAGTAGAGAGTAGAGGAAATGTTGCTACAGGTTCTATCGCTGCTAAAACAGACGTAGAAGCTATCGTAAAAGTCCTTGACAAGCAAGGAGCTATCCAAGAAAACGTAATCTTTGCTAGCAGAGATAAGTCTTTTGAGATTGACAACATGCTTGCTGGACAAAGTACTTATGGTACAGCTGGAGCTGCTTCATTTGGATTGTTTGATAATGATACTGACATGGCGTTGAACTTAGGATTTACTGGATTCAACATCGGGTATGATTTCTACAAAACAGATTGGAAATATTTAAATGACGCTACTACTCGTGGAGCTGTGGCTGATATTGATGGAATCGTTGTTCCTGCTGGTACAACTACTGTTTATGACCAAGTACTTGGGAAAAATGCTAAGCGTCCTTTCTTACACGTAAGATTTAGAAAGAGCGAAGCTGAAGACCGAAAGTATAAAACTTGGGTAGTTGGATCTGCTGGTGGTGCAAGTTCAAGCGATCTAGACGCAATGCAAGTTCACTTCTTAAGTGAAAGAGCGCTTTGTGTTATGGGAGCTAACAACTTCGTCATCATGAAGTAATCTTTATCAAGGGGGGTATCGCTATGCATGTAAACGCCCTGCTAACGCCCCCCTTATTTTAATTTAATTTAATTTTAATATAATGGCAACAACAAAAACAGCACGTTCTAGTGCAAAAAAAGACAATTGGGTAGTAAAAGATAGACGTTACATACTAAAAGGTAACAAAAACCCAATATCATACTTACTTAGATCATCACATCATCCTAATAAACCACTACAGTTTTTTGATGGAGATAATTATCGTCCTTTACGATATGCTTCGAATTCAACAACGCCTTTTATGGATGAACAAGATGGTTATGTTATTTCAGAAGCGATAGAGTTTGAAAACGGTGAGCTTCTTGTCCCAGCAGCAAATGTAAATTTGCAGAAATTTTTAAGTAATCTTCATCCTGATAAAGATATGGTTTATGAAGAGTGGGATCCAAATAGAGATGCGAAAGCAGAATTAGAAATAGAAGAATATATTTTAGATGCACAATTAAATTGTAGAGAAATGCCGATTGAGGAGTTAGAGGCAATTGCTCGAATTGTGTATAGGTCAGATGTTAGCAAAATGACATCTACTGAACTTAAAAGAGATATGCTTATATATGCTAGGGAAAACCCAAAGGAGTTTATTGATTATGCTAATGATCCAGATATCAAATTAAGAAACTTAGCCATAAGGTCGGTGGATTCAGGTATTTTAGCAATTAAAGACGATAACCGAACAGTTGTTTGGAATGACAAAAGTCAACAAACTGTTTTAACAGTCAAGTTTGGGGAGAATCCAATAGGTGAATTGTCAGCATATTTTAAAACTGACGAGGGCATGGATTTAATGGAAGCTATAGTTAAGAAGCTATAAACTCTTCCCCGCTCCGAATCAAGCCCCTCACATGAGGGGTTTGTTTTTTTCGTAAATTTGTCTAAAAATAAGTAATGATCAATAGCGTTAGAAATACCGTACTTTCAATTATCGACAAGGATAATAGCGGTTACATATCGCCTCTTGAATTTAATCTTTATGCGAAGGCTGCGCAGTTGGAAATATTCCAAGAATATTTTGATAACTATAGAAAAGCAGTATTAAATAAAAATAATCGAAGAGGTTCTAGAGGGGCTACTGATGAAGTGAAGGATATATCACACAAGCTTGATATATTCACTAAAAAGTCTAACCTTACACAGGTTGGATCGACTAATAATTACACTTTACCTTCTGATATGTATATGGTCAACAATGTTTTGTGTAACACAGATATCGTTGAGGAGGTTGATAAAACAGAGTTTTATTTTTTAAATCAAGCAAATTTATCCTCACCATCTGCTACCTATAAAGTTTTTACGCGTTTTGCTAATGAAATAGAGGTGTCACCTACTTTATTAAACACAGATGTTTTAAGTATGGTTTATTACAAAACGCCTGCTGATCCAAAATGGACATACCTCACTACATCTGGAGGAGATCCAATTTATAATGCAAGTGCTTCTGATCATCAAGATTTTGAGCTACACCCAGAAGAGGAGACACAACTTATTGTTAAAATATTACGATATGCTGGTGTTAGTATTAGAGAAGAAAACGTGATAGCTGTAGCTGAAAATCAAGACACGAAAGAATTTGAAAAAGAAAACCTTACTTAGATAGATGAGCTCACAACAATACTATGCCGATAGTGCCAGACATGGCGAATACCAATATGTGTCATTGAAGGACATCATAAATAATTTCATGTTAATGAATGTGGGCGATGATAAAATTATAAATGATATTCCTCGCTATCAAGTTCTTCATCATGCAAAAAGAGGTATACAAGAATTAAGTTATGATGCTTTGAAAGAAACTCAAAAACTAGAATTTGAATTAGGTTCTTCATTAAAAATAGTTATGCCAGAAGACTTTGTTCAATTGGTAAAAGCCTCTATATTAGACAAGTATGGTCGTTTGCATCCTCTAATTAAGAATACAGAAAACGCTTTGCCTGATGCTTTTTTACAGGATTCAAGTTCAGATTACACATTTGACGACAATGGTAATAGACAACAGACAGATAGTATATCAAATACTAGAATGTCGTCAAGTCATTTAGAAGTTGATGTTGACGCTCTGGAAGACGAACATACTGGTGGAAGATTTGGTATGGATACGGCATCTGCAAACAAAAATGGCACATATTTAGTAGATAAAAAAGCTGGGTTTGTAAAATTCAGTTCTCATCTCACAGAAGGAGATATAGTGATATTAGAGTATGTTTCTGATGGTCTTTTTGGAACTACTGACGATCAAATTAAAATTAACAAACTTGC